CCCTCTCCGTCGGCGACCGGGTCAACCTCGACAGCCATGTACTCGGCATCTGCAGGCGGTGGCGCGACCGGGCGCACCAGCAGGATGCCAAAGCTCTCATAGACAGCGCGAGGCGCTGATCCAGCTGGCATGGACCCATCAGGGTTTAACAAGAATTGGTTCGGCATGATCTGCTCCTTTCAGAAGTAAGTTGTTACACGAATAGCGCCTTGACCTCCAGCGCCGCCACCTCCCGCAGAGGACCCCACGTTGCCAAGCGCACCGCCGCCGCCGCCGCCGCCGGGGATACCGCCATTGCCGCCCTCTCTACCTACACCGGCGTTGTACCCGCCCCCAGCACCGCCGCCGCCGCCATAGTACAGGTCCAGCGCATTCGCCCCATCCTCCCCAAAACCGGAGTCTCCAGCCGCACCCAGTCCAACGTTGGAAGCACTGGTTTGGGTCAAAAGCGCGCCACCCGCACCTCCGTCTCCACCGTTGCGTATGCCCGTAACGTTCGCCCCATTACCTCCGCCTCCGCCTCCGCCACCGGGTCGCGTACCGCCGCAACCACCGGGCAAGCCGTTTGCGTTTGGCGCTCCGGCTCCTCCGTTGGCACTGTATGAGTTGGCGCTGCCGTTAAGAGCTTCCGAACCGCCTTGGCCCGCTATGCCGCCCGTCCCGCCCACGGTCGTCCCGCCGCCGTTGCCTGCGTTGCCGGGACGAGCCACGAAGATACCGAAGGACGACTGCGATCCTGCTGAGCCCGCGACACCGGACGCTGCCGTCGTCCGCGCCGCCGCCCCAGCGCCGCCATCTCCTATGACCACCGTCTCCGTGGTCCCCAAGGTTGATGCGGGTACAAATAGTTCAACCCGACCCCCGGCCCCACCGCCACCGCCACCCGCAGCGGCAGTCGTGGTATTAGTTCTCATGGTCCCGCCACCTCCGCCACCGCCGCCGCCGTAGATGATGATATGTACGAACTTAGCCCCGGCTGGCTTCACCCAACTCGTGGTTCCAACGGTGGTAAAATACTGGTCGTCCACCAGCTGCGGGATGTCCTCTGCCGCCTGCGCGAGAAACACGACGGCTGAGCCTGTCAGGGAAAGAAGTGATCCGGTGCTAGACGAACTGAGCGTGCGGGACAGCGTCGTGCCTGAAGTGGTGTATGTCCCGGTTCCAATCTCCCAAGCGTTGCCGTCTTCGATGATGTATCGCACGACGTTACCATTCGCCACGCCAGCGGCGGCAAAGCTTTGATATCCAGAGGTGGGCGACCCCAAGGTGATCGTGCCAGTGCCAGTCGTTGCCGTTGAGACGCGCGCTCGGTTTCCATATTTCGGCATCACGTCACCTCAAAAGAACGTCGTTATACGTATAGCGCCCTTGGCCCCGTCGCCACCACCTGCGGAGTTCCCGCCTGTATCTTGTTGGCCATAAGACCCGCCGCCCCCACCACCACCGGGGAAGCCGCCTGCCCCGCCGTTGCCTACAACCAACGCGGTTGCGGATGCGCCGCCCCCACCGCCACCAGAGCCGCCGAAGAACAGGTCAGGTGCATCGGCCCCATCCGCGCCAAAAGACCCGGCTGTACTTCCCCCCGCGCCTCCGCCGCCGTTGATAGTGGTGTTGTTGCTGTCGAGTGCAGCCGCGCCACCCAATCCGCCGGTGCCGCCAAGGCGGGCTGTTGTGGTAGAAATTGCGTTTCCCGCCCCATTGCCGCCGCCGCCCGCCTGAAGCCCGCCTTTATTCCCGGGGTTTCCGTCCCCAGCAGTCCCCGCCCCGCCGTTCGCATTGTATCTGGTGTTACCCGTGATGAAACAGGCGTTGTTTCTTTCGCCCTGCCCGAAGGATGCTGCTGTACTTGATCCGCCGCCACCTCCGCCGCCACCTAGTACGACAAAGATGTCCAAGAGGGTATTACCGCCTGCGGCACCCGGGTTACCGGTCCCCGTCCCCACTCGCCCCTGTCCGCCCAAGCCGCCCTCTCCAATGGTCAGAGATAGGGACGCGCCAATACTAGAAGCGGGCAGGAAGAACTCGATGCGCCCACCCGCACCGCCACCCGCACCGCCGCGAGAGGACGATGACGTAGCGTTTGTGCGGTGATGTCCACTACCCCCGCCGCCGCCACCCGCGTGCATGATCACATGGATATAAAGGGCACCCGCAGGCTTTATCCAAGTGGTTGTACCCACCGTGGAAAATTCCTGAATGTCTGTAAGCTGTGCTATGTCCTCTGCCGCGACCGACAGGAATACTTGCGCGGCCCCGGTCAGGGTGATCTCACCGCCGCCGATTGAACTCTGGATAGGTCCGCGCGTGAGGGTCGTGCCAGAGGCGGTGTATACCCCCGTGCCGATCTCCCATGCGGTGCCATCTTCAATGACGTAGCGAACAAGGTTGCCATCGAGGACGCCTGCAGCGGCGAAAGACTGAAGGCCCGTGACGGGCGACCCAAGAGTGATGGTGCCCGTGCCGGTTGTGGCGGTCGAAACCCTAGCTCTGTTCCCGAATGTCGGCATAGCATCCCCTCAGAAATAGGTCGTGATGCGTACTGCGCCCCGGCCCCCGTTGCCGCCACCGCCAGCCCCCACGGCAGACTGCGAAAGCGTGCCAATACCACCACCGCCGCCAGCACCGCCGGGAAAGCCACCACCGCCGCCGGTACCCCCCGCTCCGGTATTCGTGCCGCCGCCCGCACCGCCACTGCCGCCGTAAAACATGTCCGGCGCATCCGACCCACCTCCGCCATCACCGTTGCCCGCAGTGCCCCCCGCTCCGGTAACGCCTGCAGTCACTCTCACGGCGCACCCACCACCCCCACCGTTGCCACCACCGCGCGAGCCGCTTTGCCCAGAGTTATTTCCGGGGCCACCGCCACCGCCGCCAGCGCGCATCCCGCCGTTGCCGCCTTGGTTGCCGGTAATGTTAGATGTCCCCGATCCAGCTGTGGGGTTATAGACCGTGGACCCAGAGACATACTCATGCCCAGTGCCTTGGCCGGAAGTACCCGCAGTGCCTACAGCTGCTGATGTTGCGCCGCCGCCAAATCTCCCCGGTTTTGCAAGTAACTTGGTTCCACCGATGGTGGACGAATCGCCAGACACGCCGTCATCGCCATCGGAAGCGGTCGTGGTTTTTCCGACAGCGCCAGTGCCACCAGCGCCTACCACAACAGTCTCTGTGGACCCGAAGTATGACGCCCGCACCATGACCTCGACGCGCCCGCCGGGACCGCCACCCCCGCCACCCCTAGCTGCCGTGGTAGTGTTCGCCCTAAGCACCGCGCCTCCACCGCCACCACCGCCACCGTGCATGACCACGTGGCAGTACTTGGCCCCTTCAGGTTTGATCCATGTGGAGGTGCCAGCCGTCGTGAACTCTTGGACGTCCACCAGCTGGGGCATGTCCTCTGCTACGACGGAGACGTACACGACCGCAGAACCAGAAAGGTTCAGCAGGGACGCGGTACTGGACGAAGTCAGCGTGCGAGAAAGGGTTGTGCCGCTTGTGGTGTACGTCCCCGTGCCGATCTCCCACGCCGTTCCGTCCTCGATAACATAGCGCAGGATGTCCCCATCTACCGCGCCAGCGTCATCGAAACTTTGAAAACCAGCCGACGCGGAACCGAGAGTTATCGTCCCGGTCCCGGTCGTTGATGTGGTCATCTTCGCCCGGTTGAGAAACGTAGGCATGGGTTAGGTCTTAGGCGATACGGATAATGGCGTTCGACGCATCAGCGGTCGGGAAGACGATGGTGAAGTCGCCAGCTGTCGAGGTACGGGAACCGCCGAAGTCCAGAACCACACAGGTCGGGTTGGTGTAGGTGTGTGCCGGGGTCGAATTGTAGATCAGCGCGCCAAACGCCGTGATCGTCGCGGTCGTAAAGGTCCGGTCAGAGAAGTCCACGAACGCAGTCGTGCCAGAAACGGTCGGGCTGACATTGATTAGGTCGCCGCCGCCAGCTGCGTAGGAGCCCGAGTTTGCCACTTCGTTGGTGGAAGTGTAGGCTGTGGTAGCAGCAGTAAAGCTGGCGGAGTTGTTATAGAGTGCCAGCTTGAAGGTGTCGCCGCCAGATGCGCGGAAGTCATGCACACCCTCAAGGAGTTCGTCCTTGAAGCTGGTGCAGAAAAAGTTTCCGGTGAAGGCCATTTTACAGTCTCCTGATCAGTTCTGCGAGTTCTGGATGCCCTGCATCCTTTAGCGCATTGTACACAGTTGTGCGGTCGCTGGCGATAGCCTGACGCATGTAGCTGGCGACCACCTGCTCGATGCTGGCCTTGAAGGCCCTAGCCTGATCTCTGATCGCGGGGGGCGCAGTGTCCGAAACGGAGACAAGTTTGTCTGCGCAGCGGCTGGCCACCTCTTCCGGGGTGAAGCCCCGTCCGCTCGTCGTGTGAACCTGCACAACAGGGGTGTCTCGGGGCAGGTCCATGCCCATAAATGCGTTCATTCCTTTTTCCTCACAAGGACGCTGGTCCGGTATTCGTCAGTCGTTTCTCGGGCTTCGCCCAGCATCTTCAGGCCGATGAGGGACTCTTGAAACCTCTTGTCGTAAAGCTGGTGCATGTCGGGGTCGCCCTTCAGGAAAATGTACGCTTCCACGAGGGACGCATACAGAAGGGTGAGCTCGGCGTTTTCGCTAAGCCATGTCGTGCCGCTTCCCAGACCGGCGGTCAGGCTCGCCGGTCGGTACATGTAGTGGAGCTCGACAGTGGACCCCACGGCGGGCGTCGGGGCCACGATGAAGTTGTCCACGTCGAACATGGCGTAGTACACCGGGTTGCCCACGACGGTATCGTCCGGATTGTAAGACTGGACAAAGTCCACGTTCTTCAGGAGCAGGAACACCTTCTCGCCAGAGGCGTTTGTAAAGCTCAGTGAGTTTGGAGCCAAGAAGTCCGCGGGGCAGGTCAGGTACTTGTTCCCGACGGTGAAGGTGCCGACAGAGTTTTTCCGGAACAGGCTAAGCTGAACGGTCTTTAGGATACGCTCCTCGGCCATCCGGATGAACAGGGGCAGGTTGTTGACGAAGGTGGTTTCCTGCGTCTCCAGAAAGTCCTGCAGCGTCTGCTTCAGCTGGTCATAGGTCATCGTCATGATGTCACCACGGTTACCGTCCCGACAGAAGCTGTCAAAGACCCTGCAAGGTTTTTAAGGGGCGGAAAGACCCAGTCCCCGGCGTTTGTATAGACATGACCCGCGTCAGGATCAGGGCTCGGACCCTTGAGCGCCTGAGGGTCGGGATAGGCGCGAGGAGGCTTGAGTTGGGGGTGCTTGATCTCGAACTCGTCGGGCCCGACAAGCGAGCCGTTCCACTCCTTGCGCATTTCGCGCAAGCGGTATCGCCGCCCGGACCGGTCAGAGATTCCCCAAGCCTTTTCGCCCTTGGCATACATTGTTCAGGCCCCCGCGTCAGGAGAAACTTGGCACGAGCTTCAAGGAAACCCGGTCGATGTCCTCGTCTGCCGCACGTTGGAACTCCTCGTCATACACCGACTTCAGAATCGGGAGGCGCTCCGGAGCTCGCTTCATGGCCATGTAGTAGGCCAGACCGGCAACCATGCAGGGCAAGAACCGGAAGGGGATGTCCGTAGTGTTGGTCAGGCTGTCCGCGTCCTGCATGCGGCGGATGTAGTAGTACCGCAGGACGTCAGACGAATTGTCCGGAGTAGCCCACAGGTACAGCGTCGGGACGATGGTGCGCTCAAGAAAGAACTGGCTCGGTCGCCCAGTCGTCGTCTTGTCCGGCAGAGTAAAATACTCGGTCCGACTGATCCGCTCGACCTCGAAGTCTGTGCCCTGACTGCGAACCACTACGTCGAGGATATCGATCATGTCGGCGGCCAAGACGTAGGACGCCGTTCCGGCGACCATGGGAATGTTGGCCTCGGCCATGGTCCAGAGGTTCAGGCCCCGGTTGGCCCAGTCCGCCAGCATCAGGTTCAGGGACCGTCGGGCCGTGCGCGCGTCGTAGCCCGAGCGGACCTCAAGCCCGCAGCGCTCATACGCCTCCTCGATGATCTCCGCGACGTCGAGGTTGAAGTCGCGCGAACCGGATGTGGTCATGGGTTACTTCTTCCCTTTGGCCGTCTTGGCGGACTGCCGAAACGCCTTCGCTGTCGGCGCTCCTTTAGTCCCGGGCTTCCGCATCTTCTCGTCGGAACCGGCAGCAATGCGCTTCTGCTTGGCGTTGATGTTAGCATAAAGACCGGGCTTTGCCATCGTCTTACCTCCGAGAGTCGTGATCTGCTTGGGGGTGCTGGAGCGGTTCATGTCAGCAGTTCCACGCCTTGAGGGACAGAGCCTTCCGGGTGGGCTTGCCCTTCTCGTCTTTCATTGGTCCGGGCATGCCGGACATTCGAGCGCAGAAGCTCTTGCGCCGACCGGCATCCTTCTTTGTCTTTGGGTTTGGAGCGGGCGGCTTCAGGTTCATGCCCTGCGCCTT